GCGCTTACGCCGCTCACGCGCAGACCGCGATGCTGACCATCGCGAAGAACCGGGTGCGCATCGTCGGTGTAGATCTTCGTGGCGAAGCATACGGCATGGGTGCCCGCGCTCGCGTCACGATGGGCGTGACCGCAGCCGCTACCGACCTGGCAGTGCTGAAGAACACCGGTGTCGGTAACACCTTCTCGAACATCAAATTCGATTCAGGCAATACCAAGGCCGAGTCGCTTTACAGTGTGGTGGAGGCTGGCGAATACGCGGTTTATTCAAACTGCGAATTCTACAAGTCCACCGATCTTGATGAGACCGCAGCCGCCGAGGTCGCCAACAACGGCGACTCAGCGCAGTGGATCCGTTGCGTGTTCGGCTCCAGCGCCAATATCATCGCCGACGACAAGATCCGCCCGAACATGCTTGTGACCGGCGGTATCGTCGCGGGTGCGAAATGCCGCGACAACATCATCGAGAACTGCATTTTCCTCTCGAAGGCTGGCGGCACGGAAGCGGTTCGGATCTACGGAGCAAACGCCACCGATGTGGAGCGGATGCTCTACGTCAAAGACTGCCTGTTCTTCAACAACACCCTCTCCGCCGCGACCCCCGCTCATGCGGTCGGCTTCGGCGCGGCTCAGACCGAAGGCGCGGTCATACTCAAGAACTGTACGTCTGTAGATCACACGGTCATGGCTGAGGCCGCCGTGGGCATCTATGTTGACGGCGCAGTCCCGACATTCGCAACGTCTGGCGTGTCGGTAGCCAGCTAAAAATTAGCTGACGGAACAGCGCAAGGCAGAGCCAAAAGCGGGGCCGGTCACAACGACGGCCCCTATCCATTTCTAAGGACGGTGACATGAGCAATCTTATAACCGAACTGCCGGCGTCGCCCGGGCGCATCATCGCCAATGAGCGGCTTTGGCTGACGGCTGACCGCGATCATGTGGTACCTGAAGGCCACCCGGACGCCGCGTTTCTATTCGCCGGCGCTGGCAAGTCCATACGCAGGGTCGATGCTGAACGGCTTGGCCTGGTGGAAACTGACCCAGCGGGGGAAGAGGTCCCGGCTGACGACGAAGAAGCCACCGTGGCATTCGGCGGCGACCAGGCGAGCGATGATACCGCTGACGAGGAAGATGAGTCGGAAGACGAGTCCGAGGAAGACGCGGATGACGGTCTGGGCTCCCTCTCATACCAGGAACTCCGTGTGCGGGCCAAGGAAGCAGGGCTCGATGCTTCAGGCAGCAAGGTGGACCTGATCGAGCGCATGAGTGCCATCTCCGAAACGGCGGAGGAAGAGGAAGAGTCCGAGGCTGAGGAAGGCGTGGAGTAGCGCCTGATGGCCGATTATCTGACATCCGCCGTCTTAAAGGCGACGCTATCGCTTTCATTGGAGACCTACGCTGACGCTGACATTACGGCAGCAATAACCGCTGCTTCGCGCTCCATCGAAAAGGAGTGCGGCCGGCGGTTCTGGCAGGACTCCGCTGAAACCACACGGTATTACGAGCGGATTGACCAGGACATGGTTGTGATCGACGATCTATCCACGATCACGAGCGTCAAGACAGATCCGACTGGCGGCGGCACATATTCGGAAACATGGACTCAGAACACCGATTTCGTATTTGGACCGCCGAACGCTGCTGCTGACGCTGTACCCTGGGTGGCCATATATCGTCTTTCTGCCGGAAGCTACCTTCTACCAAGCGGCCCGCGGCGGATCCAGGTCATCGGTAAGTTTGGATGGGCTGCGGTCCCCGCTGAAGTCGTGGAAGCCACTACGATATACGCCGCCCGGCTGCTCAAGCGGGCGCGTGAGGCTCCATTCTCCGTAGCTGGTATGGGCTTTGACGGGACCGCAGTACGCATCCCCAAAGTTGACCCTGATATCGCAATCCTGCTGGACGGTCTTCATCGTTCGCCAGTCGGCGCTAATGGTATGGGAATAGCCTGATGGCGGCGCCGACGATAAATCAGATCCGTGAGGCGATAAAAACACGGTTGGAGGGTATCGCGGGTACGCAGGTATCAGCTTACGTTTTAGGAAATCCCACGTTCCCCAGCCTGCAGGTAGTGAGCGGTGAGATAACTTACGATGAGACAGTCGGAACGGCCGCCCTCAAAGGCTACGAGTTCAAGGTGCAGGCGATGGTGGGAGCGGTCACTGATATAGGCGCTCAGAAGCTACTCGGCGAATACTCCGACTCCACTGGCTCCAAGTCCGTGTTCGCCACCATCGGGGCCGATCACACGCTTGGTGGCGTCGTGCAGCACGCTGATGTGGTTTCCGCCTCCGAAGAGAAGATTTACGAGCTGCCCAACGGTTCTCCCACCATAGGTCGTGAATGGATCCTTGAGGTAATAGCTGCGGGAGCATAACGTGCAAACTCATGTCGAAGTGCGAGGCATCAAGGAATTGCAGCAAGCATTCAGGGCGCTGGACAAAGACCTGAAAAAGAGGATGCAGAAGGAGCTACGTAAAATAGCGGAGCCCGCTGCTGAGCGCGCCAGGGGGAAAGCTGCTGCGAAGGGTCTAAGCGCTCGCACTGTAAGCGGTATCAGGCCCGGCAGTCGTGTCGGTATGGCTGTTGTTCCGCAGATCCGCAGGAAAACCACGGGACAACATCCCGATCTTGGTCCCCTTCTTATTGAGCGCGTCATGGAACCTGCTGCAATCGAGACGATGCCGGAGGCCGTGGCAAGGCTGGAGGCGATGCTCGATCGGATTTCGGATGGATTCGACTGA